GAAGTAGAAATCATTGCAGACAATGACGAGCCAGGAATCGCTCACGCAAAACTCGTGCTGTCAGAGTTGACAAAGGCTGGTTGCGTAGCGAACATTTGGGTCGCACCAAAAGGCAAAGATGTAACTGAGTACCTTGCAATGGGTGGTTCACTTGATGACTTCCTTGCACTAGAGATGGATAAACCAACTCCATCGCCGGCAGTAGAACCCGTGGCGGTCCCGCCAACGAGTGACGCCTTCTCTCAAGCGAGAACAAAGTTGGAGGCTTTACTTGTTAGAACAGACCTCACGCCACAACAGATTCTTATCAAGGCACAGGACATTGCCCTCCTCGCTTCTAGGGACAAGCCAGTTGACTTCGGTCGCTTGGTTGATTGGGATTCATTCATCAACGAAAGTGCCGACGACTCATACGACTGGGTAATTGAAGACATTCTTGAGCGTGGCGAACGAGTAATCGTTGTTGCAGCCGAAGGTGTTGGTAAAACAATGCTTGCACGACAAGTAGCAATCCTCTCAGGTTGTGGCATCAACCCGTTCACTTATCAAAAGATGAAACAAATCAGAACGCTGACTGTTGACTTGGAAAACCCAGAGCGCATCATTCGTCGCACAGCATCTTCAATTCTCAATACGGCATTGGACAGGGGGTACACAACTAAACCCACTGCTCAACTGCTGGTGAAGCCATCGGGACTGGACCTCATGAAAGCAGAGGACAGAATGATATTAGAGACGGCTATTGAAGAAGCAAAGCCAGAACTCCTCGTCATGGGACCTTTGTATAAAGCATTCATTGACCCAGGTGGTCGCACATCTGAGTCTGTCGCAGTAGAAGTCGCCCGTTACTTAGACCATGTTCGTGACGTTTACAAGTGCGCACTGTGGTTAGAGCATCACGCTCCATTGGGAGAGAGTATGACTAACAGGCAGATGCGTCCGTTTGGCTCCGCTGTGTGGTCCCGTTGGCCCGAGTTCGGTATTGCCCTCACTCCAGACCTCACAGGCGGTGGACCTCACGTCTATGATGTGCGCCATTTCCGAGGTGCTCGTGATGAACGCCCATTCCCAACTAAAATGAGGAGAGGCAAATTGTTTCCGTTTGAAGTGATGGAGTTTGCTAAGGTGAATAGATGAGCAAACAAAATAAGGTCATGACGAGAGAGTTCCTCGCAGAGAGAGACCTTCGTGTGTTCAAAATGCGACAGGCTGGTGTATCCACCCATGAAATCGCAAGAAGATTTGAGATGTCCACAAGCGGCGTTAATCAGGCTGTAAGACGCCAATTAGAGAAGATGAACAAAGAAGCCCTCCTTGCCTATCCAGAGGTCTTACGGATGGAACTGGAGCGTCTGGACAACCTTCAGTCGGCAATCTGGCCCATGACACAGCATCGTAAGGTCAAGATGGATGATGGAACCGAAGTTGCAGTAGAACCTGACATGAAGGCAGTCCAACAGGTTTTGTCAATCATTGATAGACGAACAAAACTACTCGGAATGGAATTGAGTAGTAGTGGCACTAACGTCAACATAGACATCAGAAGTAGTGAGACAACAATCAACGCAACTCTTGCTGGTGCAGCGCAGAGTCCCGCTGCTATTGACGCCTTTGACCCTGAAACCGAAGCAAGACAACTGCTGGAAATCATGGGTTCTTCTGGCGTACTCCCATCTGCTACTGTGATGGCAATACTACAACAAGCAAAAAATGACGACATTATGGATGCGGAAGTAATCGATGAGCGGTGATGACCAAAACAACATGGAAGCGGCTCTTGCAAGAGAAGTTGCTACTGGAACATCTATCTCCGCAGAGTTGTCACCAGAGACTGGTCCTGCCGACAAAACAGTCCTTGTGCGCCTAACTGAGGCTGACAGGGAGCGTTGGAAGCAGGCTTCAGAGACTGTCGGTAAGACGATGTCTCAGATGATTCGTGATTCTGTCAACAAGTTTGTTGGGGACACTTTGGATTGTCCACACCCAATCAACATGCGTCGCTACTACCCGTGGTCGGAGTTCTGTTTACAATGCGGGACGAGACTCCGTTAGAGACGGGACCTAAGAAGGTCTCGCTGAAGGTTGCCTCTTATCGGTATGCGGCTTGTAGAAAATGCCCATACATGAAGAAGTGGAAGAAGACCTGCAAGTTATGTGGTTGCTTCCTGCTGACCAAGGTGGAGTATGAGATGGAGTCCTGCCCGATAGGTAGATGGTAGAATTCATCACCCCTAGGAGGTGAACATGACCATCATTATTTGCTTTTTACTAACATTGTCGATAGTATTAAACTTGTACTTAGTAAAGACAGTAAGGCAACACGAAGTTTTACTAGAGAAGCATGCTAATCAGATTTTTACTCTCACCCTGATAGCAAAGGTGCTTGGTAAATCAAAGAAGAAGTCAGGCTCTAACTCTTTCTAGCGTTTCTTCCCGCGTTCTTAGCCTTCTCTGTATTTCCAACGAATTGATTGCCCTGATTACTTCCTTGGACTTTCTTTCTATTCGTCGCTGACCTCTGAGCAGGTGTAAGACGAGACCAAGCACTAGCAGGGAGATACCTCCGAGTGCCACCTTTACGAATCGCTGGTTTGCCATCTGATGTGGTCCATTTCTCTCTGGTCCACTTTTTGAGCGAACGCTGTATCTTTCTGGGCTTACCCGTGTAGCCCCCACCTGCTTTTCGGTACTCAAGAGCAAGTAACTGTGCTTTTCTGGCGGACCACTGCCCCGGGTTTCCGCCTTTGTCACCAGCCATAATTCTGTTCTTGATGCGCTCACGAAGTTCGGGCTTGGTGTAGCCCCCTTCTTTGAAGTCAATATCAGGCGCGTTTGATAGGAAGTCTTTTGTAGTTGTGTCTACCCATGCGAGAACCTTGCCCTTGACTGTGTCTCTATTTACAATGCCTGCTTCTCTAAGGAGTTCTTGGAAGTGGTCTTCACCTTTCAGCGGACCAGCGTCAACATTGCTGTAGCCAAATCGGTTGACAAACTGCGAAGGAGTGAAGTATTGGTTTTCTAACCACTTTTCCCAATAGTTCTGAAGATTTTCGTCCCTATGGTAGACAGTGTACTCACCCTCTGTGTCATTGTTTTCCGTCTCATAGATGAACAGAGTTGACGGGGCTCCAGAGTCTAGTGAGTTTGGACCAACAAGAAAATAATACTTTGATGACATTATTTGTATCCAAATTTCAAATATTTAAACAATTCCAAAAAGTCTTCATCCGACATTGATGCTACTTCATCTAGTCTTGAAAACACTGCTTTAAGCCTATTGTCATATTCCTCAGACAATTTTCCAAGATAATCCATGTCGGGCCATTCGCCGTCTTCGTGGAGTGATATCAGTTTATCGACTGCCTGATTCATTGCTTTCACAATGTCTGCCTTCTTCTGCTCTATGTCGGCTCTGTAGTCAGCAAGGATACTAGGCATGATTGCTATCAATTCTGCTCGTGTCATATCTTCAAGAATCTTCTCATACTGGACAGCGTTCCATCCTATCTGAGACGACACTCCACCCTTTAAATCAAACTTGTTGACTCTGCTGGTCATGATTTGTCCGTGGTCTATTGGGATAATAACTCTTGTTCCATCACTCTGGATAGATGTTAAAAAGTTATTTGGGTTTCTATCTGTATTAGCAAGTATTGCGTCAAGAAGAAGCATTCTAATTGCTGATTCTTTGCGCACTGTCATAGGTGCGTAGTCGTCAGGATAACGTATTCTGTTGTATCTGTTCTGAGCGAACTCTACTATTAGTGCTGCTCCGCCATTCTTATCTCCTGCGCCACGAGTGCTTCTCTTCACAACCCTTGTTGCCCCGGGTTCAAAGCCAAGTGCTTGGAGAACCGCTTGACCAACAACCTCGTTTACTATTCCTTCTGGAGCATCAGCAACGGCGGTCTCTGTGATTGGGAATGGTGATGTCCATTCTCCGTACTTGTCATCTTCTGGTGCCATAAACGAAGCCTCAAACTTTATTCCGAAGATAAGGTTTGTTCTTCTATCTTTGATGCGCATCATCCCATGGGCGCCTCCACCTCCTCCCAACCATTCAAACCTTCCGTCAGGCTTTGAGAATCTCCATCCAGACCTACGTTCCCCTGGAACATTTTCTGCGTTATTAAGAATGGCTTCAATAGCATGGGCATCTGGGACTTCAGACAAGTTGCCACCGTCTTCAACGAATGCTACTGAAGCACCTGGTGAGTCAAGAACCATCTTCTTGCCAGTTCTTGGGTTTATTACCTCAACTCCTTCTGGAACAAAAACCTGGACCGTATGACCTCTTTCGTCCGCTGTGAACATGTCGGCTTCTGGTGCATTGTCTATAACTTCAATATTATGCGTACCCTGTTTGAAGTCCACTGCCCTTGAGGCAAACCCTGCTGGTTTAGAAGTTTTCTTTTTTGGGGAAAGGTGTACGGCATCAGCAATTGCTATCTCGTCACGCACTTCTGGTTTCACATCCTGAAGGGAGAGTCTACTGATTGATGCGAACCCAGTAGGACGGGACTCCAGTGGTGAACCATCTTCCCTAAGTGCTGGAGTCTTATCTATTTCAGATTCTAAAAGGTCTATAAGTTCAAAAAGGTCACCTTCATAGTCTGTAATCAGTTGCATAAGTTCGCCAGTTGGACTCATTTTGATATCATGATTTACAGCGTTGAGCGCATCTTCAAGCACATTGCTCTGTTCTCTTGTAGCAAGACCAATAGGACCCGCTAAGTAGTCAGTCATTATCTTTCCTAGCAACTCTTGAATCTCTCCTTTTGTGAGCAATTCTTGCAGTTCTGGTTGTCTAAATAATGAAAGTACTGCAAGAGCATTTGCGTATTCACCGTGTCTATCAAACCCTCGTCCAATTGCAACATGACCTACTGCTTCGTGCAGTGCATCAAACGCTTCAATAAGGCTGTTGCCTATAGCACTTTCTCCGTCAAATAGAGAACCAATATAGAGTGAAGCCCACGATTCGTTTCCAGACAAAACCATTAATTCGTCGTCTAAATCCAATTCTTCAGGATTTGTTCTTTCGCCGTACTCTTGTCTTTCTGTTGCATTTATTAGCGGTAGCAGTTTTTCAAATGCCCATTTATTAAATTTTTGATAACCAGTGTTCTCGTCAGTGCGTTGTTGGATACCTCGTCTGTATAACGGATTGTTTCCTTCTTTTAGTCTCTTTACAAACTCGTTAATGGTCGCATTGCTTGGAATCTCAATCTTTGACCAGTCTCTTCTGTCTGTTAAAAGCCTAAAGAAAACTGGGTGTGGGTCAGCCATAATCATTGGAACATCGTCTGCGCTGATTACTATGCGTATTGAGTCAAGAAGTCGGGACTTGTGCTCATCAACACCTTTAGCCATCTTGTACTTTCTGAAAGTGCCATTTGATATTGATTCAAGAGTGCGCTGGAATGCTTCTTTCGCTATTCTTGCAGCCTTACCCGTGAGGCCCATTTCTTTAGCAATCTCCGCGCCAGTTTCTGAGCCAGAATCTGTGAGGTCCATTTCTACCAAACGACGTGACTGACGCACTATGTCGTTAGCAACAATGCTTGCTCTCTCGTCACGAGTTGCGCTGGCAAAACCTCTGCTATTGGCTGAGTCATGTACTCTTCCAGTGTCTAAAAGGGCAATTAACTCTCTCAGTTCGTCGTCCGTGGCCACACCCTCTAAAACCCTGGTCATGCGAAACTGCCTGTTGATGGCATTCTCTGTGTTGTTTTCAAGCCAATATACATTGAATCTATTATCAAAACGAGAATACTCTACACCGTGAAACCATTTTGCTTTCATACGAAGAATGGCAGATTCTGGTATGTCGTTCTCTTCAGACCATCTATCCATCATAGAAAATATCGCCAACATATTTGCCCATTCACCATGCCTATCAAACCCACGACCGATTGCTGCATGACCCCAAAGGTCGTGTGCATTCAAGAAGTCTTCTTCACCAAAAAAATCAAGTATGCCAGCAGTTTCATTCATGTTAAATAAAGATTTAAAGTAAATAGTAAATCCCGTCGGAACGTAGCCACCACCATAAATACTACTACCGTCCGATTCTGCACCTGGTGGCACGGGATGCCTGTCTGCTATTGCTCTCCACTTTTCCATTAACCATGTAGAAAAACCAACAATATTAAGTTTTGTTTCGTCAACCGAAGGGGAAGGTTCTGCTGTTGTTCTGTATGGAAAGTCAATGCTTTCAGTAACTTCCAATCTTTCTCCCACTTTTTCAAGAAAGTTTATTATTTCTAACTGACTTTCCCTAGACGGGGCAAGCACAGTAGACCAGTCCCTCTTGTCTGGAATCTCGTCTACCACTAGTGGGTGGGGGTCTGTTGTTATAAAAGGGACGCCGTCTTCAATACGAACCCTTACCGAGTCAATAATTCTTTGTCTTTGCTCTTGTGTTATTGCTGGGTTTACGAGAAGTGCTTCAAGTTCTTCATAGTCGGGAAGAAGCCGAGAAAGCACTTCTTTTTCATTTTCAGTTAGTTCTAGTTCTTCTACTATCTGTTCGTTTGTTTTTCCACGTGGATTAACAGCGTCTGTGCGAGAAGCAAAGCCAATTCTTTTTTGAATAGAATCAATAACTTTTATTTCTTCTGCGTTATTTAAACTAGCCAACCGTTCATCTGACCGTGTTCTTGAGCGAGATACGGATACGAAACTGCCCTTTGGATTTACGACACGACCTTCGTTTACGCCACTCCACTTAGCATGCTGTCTATCGGCTATTGCCAGGAGTGCGTTTCTCTCCATTGTGGCTATTGTGTTAGAGAAGGTAAAAGGTTGTTGGTTGTTTTCATTTGCTGCAAGATTGCGTTCACCATTTCCGTCGGTGTAGTTGTTGAATTGTTCAAATTGCTTATGTGGTTGTGAAGCATGAATAGTTCCTGGTGGTATGTCAAGGTCCCTTGCAACAAGACGGACTGCATCGTCGAATCCAGAAGTCTCAGCATAGTGAGGACCACCAGCAATACCGAGTGTATTGTATTCAGTTTCCATCAGTTCTCTAGTGATTGCTTTTCTGTCCTCACCCTTTTCTACTTTTCTAACCTTTGCTTTGGGAAGTTTTAATCCTTTTCCTTGCTTGGGAGTAAAGTATGTGTCAATGGCGTACAGGTTGTCTAAAGACTCAATGCCGTTAGCGTCAATGACATCCTGAAGCGGGACCGTGATTAGATAGCCACCTTCATCTCCTTCGGTCCAGAACATATGCTCCTCAACGGCGTGGTTCAGGGTGAAGTGGATAGTCTCTCTGTCCACAGGAAGATATTTACTGGCAGGGTGGATAATAAGATTGCCTTCATCGTCATACTCTGGAGGGAACTGACTCCAACGAACAAGCACAAGGTTTTCTGGTGACACTTTAGCGTCAGCAATCTCTTGCTCGCTAATGTCGCCACCGTAGTAACCGTCTGTGTTCTTGCGTCTTACAGCGGCAATTCTTGTTTGAAGAGACTTGATGGCCCCACGAACACCTGCGTCAGAAAGTCTTCCATCAAAAGTTTCTCTCTCTTTATCCATCTCTTCTTGGCGTTTTTGCGCTATAAGAGCACGGCCCTTTTCTGCATATTCTTTAAACTGCTTTTCTGCTTCTTTGTCACCTTTGGTTGCTGCATAAAGAAGAGCACTTATCTCCGTGCCGTTGTGATGGTTGTAGCCACTCCCTGTTTCAAACAGGTAAGTGTCTGCGTATATCCAGTCAAGAGCCATCTCTTCACCCTCTGGTGTGCCACGCTCTAGTCCCGTTATCACGTAGGGGTTTAGTTCAATTACATTGATACCCGTGGTGTCAAGACCGTGTCTTTCTTCAATACCAAAAGCAACTTTCTCACCGTCAATTTCATAGACATTTGCCTGGACAATGGTTCTAGAAGTCTCAAACTCTCCCCACTCGCCTTCATCTGCTTTAGTTGAGATAACTGTTGGGTTAAATCGTTCCGTAACTCTCTTGTCTGTATTTATTGTGCTGGAAGCAAATCCCGATGCTTTACTAAAATTTAGAGTTTCTTCTGTTGTTACTTCTGCAGTCATTGCTCTGCGCAATCTCTTGCCGAGTTTCTGGTAGTGGTACACGTCACCATCAGTAGCATCACGCGACGATGGGTCTCTCTTTATTCTGTCACTGATTAAATCCATGATTACATTCATGATGTTCATGCCATCAGCGTGAGTTATCTCACCATTGTTGAGTTTCTCAAGCATTTTGTCTACCCATACATCGTCAAGAATTTCACGATTGGTACCGGGAATCATTCTGTCTGCGATGTATTCACGGTTATCTTGGAGCATGCGTATGGCGGACTTAGCAACACGACGCTCTGGGGTAATTCTGCGACTAAACGCCATATTGGCGTCACTTACAGATGCAAATCCTGGCAATCCACGCTTATCCATTGAGGAAACAGGTATTGCTGATAGGAAATCCATCTGTTCTTCAAACTTGATTCTGTCCTCTCTTGACATACCGAGAACAGGCAGTACTGGGTCTGTATTGCCACCGAACATGCTGCGAACTACGTCTTTCGCAACTGTGTCCATCTCTTCGGTGATGTTCCCATACTCTGGGTCGCCGTCTTTGAGAACCATGCGCCGTTTGTTTAGTTTTTCTAGTTCTTTCATCCCTCTATCGGTAAGTACCTCGTAACGGATAGAAGACATGGCATCAGTGGGGTCAACATTCATCCATTCACCAGATGTTGTATCAAACACGTCGGTGTGTTCAATTTCTATTACCGGAATACCGTTTCGTTCACCCTTTGATATGACTTTGAATTTGCCACCCGTGATGCTTTCAATAGGTACATCTCTCCACTCGCCATTACGGTTTGTGTTTTCAAGGAGATTACTGTTCATCACCTTTGCTCCTATGGACAGTTTGATGACGGCAGAACTATCTCCACTACCCCTGTTGGTTACCATGTCTGGATTAAAGAAGTTGGGTGAGAACGAAGATAGAGGCATGGAGATTGTGTCACCAATAGATGCGCCAAGAATGTCCGAGTCTTGCTCTACTGCATTAACGGCATGGTAGAGAGGCATAGATGAATAGGAGTCACCGTCTCTGATTTCGTCAAGTATGCGATTAGTCTTTGATGCTGTTGACCTAATAGAAGAGAGCATTCTCTCGTCCAGTTTTGATACGCCTCTGCCTGAACGAATAGCGTTAATCTCTGTGTTACCAGGCATGGAAAGAGGGTTGTTTCTACTTGGCTGTACACCCATCATCATACGTGACATCTGCTGAATACCGTAGTGGGACTCTGACGCCCACTCGGTGTAAGCGCTTGACAGGTCTGGCATGAACTTGTCGCCAGGGATAGTAAATGTATAGTCACCAATCTCAAAATGCGTATGACCACGCTCGTCTCTCGTTGATTTGATAACCCGTGATGCTCTGTCGTCGGTTGAGCGTGAAGAAATGACGTTACCAAGCGTGTTGGATGAGCGCTTTATAACAGTGGCGCGAGCATGTTCAACTTTCTGCGTTCTAGACGCAAAACCACCACGCGTTTCCCAAGGAATATTGGTTATGTTGGTGTCAAACGGGTCACTGTGTTCACCGAGAACATACAGTAGTGCTGCTCTCAACTCTGGGGTGATGTATTCATCTCTGTAATCAGAGTCGGGTTGAGCCATTTGGATGTTGAGTTCAGCCCATGTTTCCTGTGGGTTCTTCTGTGCGTACTGACCAGCAAGTGTGGAAAAAGGAAGTGATGAGTCACCGAAAATGTCTGGGAAATCTGTCGCAAAGTCCTGCCAAACGTCTTGATTGATTCCTGGTTCGTAACCAAAGAACATCGCCATTGGCTGAACCTGAGACATGTCATAGGGACTAACGCCATAGTTGACCATTATGTCTTCTACCTGCACACCAGCAGCGTTTGCAATAGTGGCGATTCTTGTAATTCCTCTGGTGTATAGTTCTTGACCGTAGTCGTTCATTCTTTGTGTTATTTCTGCAACTTCTGGTGAATTAGGTCCATAAATAGCCTGAGCCTTGGTTACGGCTCTTCCCATAAAGTGAGAAAGATTGCTTACGTCGCGATGTGATTCTGGTACTGGGATAATTGACAAAGACCCAGGCGACAAGAACTCTTGTGCAAACTCAACACGGGCTTCTGCTTCGTCTCTTGAAAGGTCTGGGAAAAAGTATGCGTACCTGCTGTCTCTGTTGCCACCAAACCGATAAAGGTCTTTTTTGGTAACACCACCCCTTATGGCTACTTCATCTCGTATGTCTGGGACAATGGCAAGACCTTGTTTGGGACCGAAGAGACTAGAAAACCACCCATGAGCCCATTCGTGAATTATCGTTCCTTCAAGGCTTGTACCAAAGTTTGAAATAAGAAACCTTCCGTACTTATCTTTTTCAGGGAATGGACGGAGTTCCCCAGGAGTTTTACCAACACCCATAAGCACACGGCGTGTTCTTCCAAATTTTGGTGGTGGAGACTTTTGTGGGTCCCAAACACCACGCCATTCACGGTGATGCATGTTCATAACCATGAATAGGCTTCCTACGCAGTAACCCATAACGCCAGGGTTGGCGACAGAACCATCAAACAACGCCTGCATAACTTCTTGTTCTGCTGACAAGTTTGTGCTTGTGAACGGGTATGTCATGGCTTCAATTCTTGCGCCATTCATGGAACGGATAGGTATCGGCGTACCGTTCTCAAGAGCGTCTCTGTACTTACGCACAGCGTTTCTATCTGTTGGAATCATGGGCAAAGAACCGAATCTGCGCACCTGCCATAAGAATTGTGGAGATTCGTCTAGCGCTTTCTCAATCCACTTCTCCATTTGAGATACACCCTCTGGTGAGAAGTCAAAGATGTCGGTATCTAACATCTTGGAAAGAATTGAGCGCATGGCTGCCATAGTCATTGTGTCTGGGTTTCTATTGCCAGCAAGGAGATTCATAAGCGCTAAGTTCACGGCGTCTTCTCTCGTGCGTGGAACAATTGCTTGCGCTATCTCTTTGGGTGTTGCGTCTTTCAGCCAGTTAGACCCATCAAGGGGTGATGGACTACTTCCGTCAAGCGCTGCTGCAAGGTCTCGTGTGCCGTCTTCGTTTCTCTTGATGCTTAGTGAGGCAAGACCCGTAGGTCTTTGCATCGCCTGCGTCAGGTCTACTTCTGTCGTTGTTTCCTCACGAGTTGGGAAGGTCACATGCATCTTTATGTCTTTTACCAAAGCAGGGCTGACACGAGCCATCTGTTCAGCATCACCACTGACCCATGCTGCGTACCCTTCAGCAAATGTTTCTGCTGGGTTTTGCTGTCCATACTGACTCAATACATGAGGTGGACCGTTCTCCCAATCAAGCGCCCCACTGCTGTCTATCGCATCTCTTATTTCCTCAACTTGTAGCCAGCGTTTATCAGCAGCGTCGTAGTTGTATCCAGGGTTTTCTTTACGAAACTTCTTCCACTTTCTTTTCATACGCCACCCGTTGCCCTCGCCCCAACTCATGCGCCAATACCACATTGCTAAGTAACGAGTTTCCCTATCGGGGTGAAGGTTTGAGGACAAGTAGTTTACAAAGTGACCGAATTCGTGGAACAAAATACTTTCTGGTTTCCAGTTTCCGTTTGACTCTAGATACCACTCTGTGCCAGCGAGTTTTTTACCTTTGCCTGCGCGCGCATCGTCAGGGTTTTCTAGAGGTGTTGGGTCTAGGGATAGTTTGTTCATTGTGATAAACAATGCCCCAGTGCTACCGTTGAAGATTGCGCCAGGCACTACTTCACCCTTGGTTACGAATAGTGGTGGCATACCAAAGTCTCTTACGTGGCTTAAGAACTCAGGGCTGTTGTTCAGTGCCTCTGAAACCATGTTCCGTAAACCCATAAGGGCTTCCTCGGAGAAGTCAAATACTTCCTCTGGTTTTACTTCGCCTTTATAACGACGAGCCTTTCTAAGGACTCTGTTGTAATTGCCTGCCATTTTCTTATCAATGTGAAACTTCAAGCGTTTTAGTTCTAGGTTTACTTTTTCCGATGGGGTCATTCCCTCTGTATCAACATCAAAGTAGCCAGGACCTGATAAGTCAAACATCCACTGTGACCATGCTTCTAGTTCTTCGCGTGCTTTCTCTGGTGTGGATGGAACAACAGCATCAACAATGTCCTCTATTGACTTATCGTCAAACCACCTAGTGCCAGGGAGTGTTACAGAAGCGAATCCTTTGTCGGTGGTTTTTCTACCCGTGATGGTTCGGAGGATTTCTGTACTTCTATTATCAGTTCTTGGGTCCAAGATACTTTCAGTAAAAAGTTCAGCAACCATTTCTGACGGTGAAGTTAGGGCGTACTTAGAGGGTGGCACTATTCCGTCAGGTTTGACATAATCCTCTATGTTGTATTCGTCATCTGGGTCTATGTCTGTATGACCACTAGTGAGAAGGGTAGCCAAGTCATACCATTCTATTGGTAAGTCGTAACGATTTATGTTGTTTGGGTCGCTTAGCCAGTTCCACGGTGAGTTGTTTATGACATACAACATCTCTCTGACCTTTGGGTCAGGGTGGTTGTAAGAAGCATAAGAGAACAGGTAGTGACCGTATTCGTGTATGAATGTGCTCACCATAAATTCGTCAGAAGCAAAGTCATCTGGCAATAAGTCAGATAGTTTGTCTATGTCGTCACCAAACAAACGAGACAACACGGAAGTATCCATACTGCCTTTGCCTCTCCTCTTGCCACCCGTGTATTCGTCTATTCCTTCTTTAGACAGGGTCATGAGCATGTGTTGCGTCATTGCTCCTGATACCTCAGGCTTATTCTTTCGTGTCACCATTGGTGGTATGCCGAATCTATCTATCAGTTCTCTCATCTGAGGATTGTTATTGAGAGCATCTACTAACACCTTGCGAGTATTGGCTACCGTCTCTGGCGATAAGTCAACACCAAGCAACGATTGTCGTGTCTGTGAAAGAAGGTCGTCTACACTGGCATAGATTCTTGGTAGACCACGAGTGCTTGCGTGTATCGCAATGTACGACAGTAGGTCGGCAGGGTTATCAGGTACTGCTACCTCTGCTATCTCCTCATTGGTCTTACCTACTGTCCAGTTCTGGTAGTCATCTCCCCATCTACCCGTGGCACTTGCGAGCCCCCTTGCCAACGAGGCAATGTTTGACAATACGGCTGGTCTCTCAAAGGGTGTGCTGTCCTGTACGACGCCGTCACCGTCACCGTCGTATGCGTTGGGGTCATACACTGCTTGCCCTCGTGCTATCTGACCGAGGTTAGAACCTAACGCCTTGACCTCTATGTCGCGTAACGGTTGCGACTTTATGCGTCGCTTTGCGCGCGCTGATTCGTCAGGGTCAATGTCGTAAGAGAAGGGCATTGATTCATTGTAGAACACGGCACAGTGGTGGTGCGTAGAGACTGACGATTTCATCTCCGATACCCAAACCCACCGACCCAGAGTGGGTAATACATCGTGTCGTGCGTACATACATTATTTATTTACTAAGAGAGTGTCGTGAATGTTCTAACGAGTTGTGTTATGACGGTTGTCAATAGCATTGTCGTTGTGGGGCGTGTTCGTTAGGCAGTATCACGAGGCGTTCACGAGGGCGTTCGCACCTACCTCACGAGAATGATTAGGGAATGACGAGAGAATGGACGAGAGAATGCTGTATGTCGTACCCAGCGTCGTACCCAGCGTCGTACCGAGAGGGGTATGCCCTATGCCTCGGGGGGTATGCCTCGTTAGGTGTGCCTAACCGTTTCGTAAAGAGACTGTGTGTGCCTGTGGATAAAGGGGGTGTAAGGCGTGCCTATCGGTTTGTCCCCAGCCCCCTCAGCCCCGAAACTTTTTCCGAGGCGTCGCAGGCGTGGGGGGAGCAGTGCGGCAGTGAATGACTTTCCCCAATCTCTGGGAAGATTTATCTAAGAATCCCCTACAAAGCGGTTAAGTGGTTCTTGTGCAACAACCTCGTGCGAGTTGGGTCGTAGTGTGCAGGTTCTGCGAGGTCCCAAGCGCTGTCATAGTCAAGCCAGCCCCATATGTCTACTTGTCGGAACTCAGGAGGCTCAGGGCGTGCTGCGAAGAGGACTAAGCCTTTGCCGAGTTGATGCTGGCGTACGGCTGTTGTTTCTCCTGTACGGACGCGCCTCACCTCTATGTTGCTCCCTACATCTGGAACATCCCTGTATCTGGCGTGTTCTGACTTGTGCCATACATGGCCGGACCAGTAACGGTTTGTTGCTTTTGCGACCGCCAATTCGCAAATCGCTGATGCGACCTGTGCAGTTCGGTCGTCTTCCATTAGTTCTTTTTTGTAGTGAGAAGCGTCGTTTTTGTCCCAGTTAGCGGCAAATCTCGCTATTCCGACATTACAAGCGTGTACATATTCCCAGGGTTCTAACGTAATAAGCATGACGGCATGCTACCCCTATAAATATAAATATACGCTGTGTTGTTGCAGATAGATTTATCTAATGCTATGGTATTTAGCATGAATATTAGAACTTTTGTAGTAGCAGACACGCACTGGGGGCATGAAAGCGTTTGTCAATTTTCTACTAAACACGGCGACAAGTTGCGCCCTTGGGATAGTGCCGACGAGATGGACGAGATGATGATTCAGTTGTGGAACGAAACTGTTCGTCCCAAAGATAAGGTCATCCATCTTGGGGATGTCGCAATGCGCAAAGAACATGTAAAAACAATGTCAAAACTTCATGGTAGGAAACTTCTTGTTAAGGGAAACCACGACTGTTTTGATTTGGCTACTTATGCACCGCATTTTTATGACATCGCAGGCGCTTTGTCTATTGACCGCTTTATCCTGACGCATATCCCTGTTTCTTCACATCAGAAGTACCGTTATAAGGGAAACATTCATGGTCATCTGCATTCTGAATCGCTAAATGACCCTTGGTACCAGTGTGTTAGTGTTGAGCAGACAGATTTTAAACCAGTTCTTTTCGAGGAGGTGAAGGCGCGTTATAGCGCTTTGTAATGGACAAGATAACATTTAAATTTTGGCTAGATAGGTCCGGCGAACTAGAAGAAGACCGCAATAAGTGGAAAAATATTGCAAAGCGACTCGCTAATCCACTTCATGACCCTAATTGCGAATACGCAGTTCAGTGCTCTTATTGTGACGCCTTAAAGGCAGTTGAGGAACTTAGATGAACGAAGAACATTCCTTTAAGCAGAAACCCAGAGATGTGGCAACTCAGCAATACTTGATTGCCTACATTAGGGAACTTGAAGACAAGATTCGCGATTTGCAAAAGCGCATTCATGAGGCTGCTCATAAACTTGAGTCATCACAGAATGAAAGAGAATACTGGCAGAATATTAATGCGAGACAGCAATAATGGGAATTATTAGTATTGTTTCGGACCTTGAGTTCTTTTTTAAGTTATGGATATACGGAACCCTTGCTTTCCACTACATAAATAAAAAATTGCTTTTGACTATTTCAGTTTGATTTAACCAAAGCAGGAGAAAAAGTGCTTCATGTAGATTTACTAGATAACGGGTTTGTCCGTTTAGATGGCTATATGGCTGACGATATGTCTGTCGTAAATTCGGCCAGGGTTAGTTTTGCGCAGAACGAAGATGACAAGGCCGAACTCACAAATGCTGACAAAGGTCTTATCAACTTTTTGATGCGTGAGCGTCACGGAACCCCTTTTGAGCACAATTCTTTCCGGTTTCATGTGAAGTGTCCTGTTTTTGTTGCCAGAGAGTGGTTTCGTCATCGGATTGGCTCGTTTAACGAGTTTTCTGCTCGCTACTCAGAGGTTCCTAACGAGTTTTTTGTTCCTGAATTAAGCGTTATTAGAACGCAAACAGGAAAACCGGGGGCCTACATGTTTGAGCAGGTTGATATGGAAGTGGCGATGCGTTCAAAGAACTCTATCCATGAGGCTTACAAGGCCGCCTATAAGTCCTACATGGAAATGATTAACGACGGCGTAGCCAAAGAACTGGCTCGTGTTGTTCTTCCAGTCGGGATGTATACACAGTTTTATTGGACGGTTAATGCCCGTTCAATTATGAATTT